CCTTCTTCGGAGGGTTGACTGCCCTCTGGCGGCACCGCCAGGCTCGGAGCGACTTACATGTCTGTTCTGCTGGCCTTGGGTTCGCTCTTAAAGCCCAAGGTCCCTGCTGCGCTGCACTGTGCTGCTGCTGCTGTTATTTGTGTTACACTACAGCTCGAGTGGCAACCGTCCGGCTAACGGTTGTGGCCGCCCGAGTTGGGTCTGGTTGTTGCTGAGCTCGTAGTCTGCTTGGAGAACGAGGTTGATCGCTGGTCCTGTTATTTGGTAGAATGGTGGAAGGCTGAGGAGTTGGAAGTAGTCGCTGGCTTGTGACGGATCGAGGCCGTACCGCCGCAGGACACTTGCGTCGGTGAAGTGGAGCTCAGGCCACCCATCATAGACGCGGTAGTGCTCGGCTCGCACGCGCTCTTCGTTCTGTGCGCGGCTGGTATTCCACTTCGCACGAGCCCTGGTTAGTGCTGGGAAGTGGGTGTTTGGCCACATGCACTTGAGGAGGGCGCCCTGTTGTGCCTCGGCTCGCTCGCGAAGTGTGGCGCCAGGCCACATTGGGAGTTCACCATTGACTCTACCACACGCTCGCGCGAAGACGCCGAGGTTGAGCAGCGGCTGCCACTCTCCCCGCGTATCCCGAGCTGGGCTGTGCTTGAGGAACTGCACCTGCTCGAAGCGGTGGTGCTCCTTGACCGTGACTATGTAACCGACACTCTCGGCTGCCCGCACAATGCCTTGGACATCATGCGCCCCGTGCGCCTCAATTGCCAGGCCGATCAACATGACTGCGACGTTGTTGACGAGCGTGGTGAGGACACTTACGGAGTAGAGTGTGGCTTCACGTGGCGTAGCGTACAAGCGCTCGCGACGGTTACGGTTGGGGTGCCGGATCTGAAGTTTGGTAGTGAGCTGCGCTATTAACCATGCCAGTTCGTGGCGATGGCTTGGGGGCGTTATTATGCTGAGGATGCGAAAGATCTGAACTGTGTGACTCTTATCGCATGAGCTGATGTCGATGTCGTACCAGACCACACCATCTGGGCTGCGGATGGCTAGCGCGGCGTCGTCACTGAAGAGCAAGAGTGCGTAATCCGTGTGGGGGTTATAGAGTATCTCGAATCCTCGCTTGAGCGATTGATAGCTTGCGTCGGGGATGAAATACATCGTTGTCTTACCGTAGCGGAATGGCTCTTCCGCCATCCGGCTCTTCATACGCTTGGCCAACCACGCACCTACGAGGGAACCCATGACACCTATGTCGACTGTCAGGCGCGGTTTCTTTCCTCCCTTGGCCTGCTCGACTTTCAGTTGCGACACCACCCGTCCACGCACAACTCGTGGTCCGGGGGTGTGGAGCGCCTGCCTGAGCGCTTCCAAGTGCCCGCG